CTACTCGACTGCCGCGGTGTTTGCAGTAGTACTTCCCATTATCTCTATATTGTTCACCTGCGTAGTGCACTGTTTGGCATCCGTAGCAATACCCAAAAAGCGATGTTTTGACCATCTTTGGCGCTTTGTTCACGATACCACCTCCAAGTTTATCAATACCTGCTCTGCAACGTATTGCACGCACTGAGGCACAATGGCATTACCAAGAGCTTTTAGGCGCTTTGCGCGGTCTTGCTGTTTGCCGATGACTGTTCTGGGAGGCTCCCAGGAATGCTGGGGCTCTCCTGGGCCTGCTGGCCATTGCTGAGGTCGGTCCAACCCTTCGGGAAGCCCTGTAAACATTCCACCCAATCGGCGTTGAGGTTGCCCCTCACAATATCCGTCAACGGTTGTGCGTGTCCCTGTCTGGGATTGGCCCCCGTTCCCGACTTGTAGTCTCTGGCTGTTGGTGTAGGCCAAAGCCTGATGGCTATTGCCAGTGGTGTTCCAAATCCATTCCCGTTTTTCTTCTGAACTTTCACTAGTTCTCGTCGTGCCAACCAACTCTCCAATGTCTCTCCTTCGTTTGAATTGCTGGCTGTTGGGGTAGGCCACAATGAATATCCGCTCTCGTTGATGCGGTGCTTCAAAATATGAAGCTCGTAGCACGCACCATCTTGCATCCATCCCGACTTCGGCCAGGTCTCCGAGTACGGTTGATAGTCCCCTGTTAACAAGAGCTGACACGTTCTCCAGGAGAACGATATCCGGTCCCATACACAAATCAATCGCCTCTTGAATGAGGCGGTACATTTCCTTCCAGAGTCCACTACGCTCTCCTTCAATTCCTGCTCGTTTCCCTGCATTAGACACATCTTGGCAGGGAAATCCCCCTGTGAGGGTTCTAATTGAACTTGGGTATCCTGCCCAAGACATCCCCAAACTGAACGCTCCGATTCCTGCGAACAAGTGGACGTGCTGATATCCCACAAAGTCTGTTGCGTCAACGTCTCTGATGTCTCTTTCATCAACCTTGCCTCCTGGCAAATTCCCTAGTGCAATGTTCTTTTTAAGTACTTTACAACAAAAACCATCGATATCATTGTAGTATGCGTAATCCACTTTATTCGCTGCCTTTCAAAGTTTCTTCACTATCAAGTATAACACACTTATCAAAATTATGCAAGTACTTTGGGCACCAATATTGCCACATCGAGGAACAGTGCTGGCGGTGGCTGCTCCTCGATGTGCGATGTTTAGCCCTTGATCCAATAACTTGCAACGAGCACATCGGTTTCAGGGATTGTGACGGTTTTAAGGAACACCCTACAAGCATCATACATACAGATTTTTAATGTGTTTATTGCTTCTTCTTGCTGTTCAGCAGGTACTTCACACACCACTTCATCATGCACAGTTAATACAATACGGGCATCGCGCGGCAAATATGCATTTAGCATGGTTAACGCTGCCTTTAGAATATCGGCATTAGTCCCTTGTATCGGATGATTTCTCGCCGAGCGCTCCGCCTCTCCTCGTGTTTGCGGATCTTGCAGCGTCTCTGCAAGGAATGTCCGTCGTCTTCCCGAGAGAGATGCCACATATCGCTGCTGAATCGCTGTACGCGATGACTGGTCGAGGTAAGTGACAACGCCGCGATAGGTCTCCTTGTACGTGCTGAGGAGCTTCTTGGCCTCATCTGGCGATACTCCAATGCGTGCAGCGAGACTTCCTGGACCCATGCCATAGGCTATCCCGAAATTGATGGTCTTCGCAATGTCCCTTGCTTTGACGCCGTTGATGAGGTGCTTCTTGGTATCTACATCGGGTCCAAGCTTAAACATCAGTCGCGCCGTCTCAGCGTGTAAATCTTTGCCCTCGGCGAAGAAGCGAAGCATCGTTGGGTCACCGGAGATCTCTGCCAGGATGCGCAGTTCGATGTTGGAAAGGTCGGCCACCAAGAACACATAGTCCGGCGGCGATACGAAGCAGCTTCGCAGGTCCTCGGCAGGATTATTGCTCTTGGGAATTTGCTGCAAGTTCGGGTCCCGGCAAATGACGCGCCCCGATACTGCTCCCAGCTGATCAAAGGTTGCATGAATCCTTCCGTCGCTCTCTACTTTGCTCAGCACTGATTCGCCGAAAGCGCTGATAAACTTCTCCAGGTTCTTCCATTCTAAGAGCTGAGCTACCACTGGATGCTTATCTTTGACATCTTCGAAGCTCTCCGCTTTTGTATCGTATACACGGACACCGAGGCACTTCAAAGCCGCGATGAGTTGGTCACGGGACCCGAGGTTGACTTTGATGTCAGGGCGCACAGAGAAAAGCTGTCCTGCTACGTTTGCCTCGGCTTTGTCTGCGAGGGCATTGGAAAGCACTGTCTTAATATCGCTCTCCAATGCTTCTTTCCTGGACATCTTCGCAGCAAGGATGCCGCGCCACTTCTTCGTGTCTACAAGGAGCCCATTGACTTCAATGGAAGCAATGGCTGGTAATGCGCCGTTTTCAAGATCAACGACACGCTGCAAGTCCTGGGAGTCAATGGCTGCTTGTTGCGCTTCGATGACACGATGTGGGACGATGATGTCTTGCTCAATGTACCTGAGTTGTGCATCGGGTAGTGGTGCATTCCACTCCAAGGGGCGCTGGTCCAAGTCGATGAACCAATTCCGCGCTTCTTTGGTGATTTCGATGCCATACCTTGCAGCTGTGTTGAGCAACGATGCAGATACGCGGGAGCCGTTGTGTATCAACTTCTCAACGAGCATAGTATCGTAGACATTCCTAATACGTACCCCGAATTGCGCTGCCATAAAGCTCCAGTCAAACTTGAGGTTGTGCCCTGCCCAGATAATGTCCTCTCGATGAAACAATGCCTGCAACGCTTCACGCCACAAGCCCTGCATATTCACTGATGCAGTGTAGAAGCGGCGTACATCGATGATATGCACGTTGTCGAGAGTGCCAAGGGCTATTGTGATGACTTTGTTGTTACGCGGGTTGAGCCCTGTTGTCTCCAAGTCCATGACAAGGCGCTGATTGCCTTGGATTTGCCTTGCAAGGTCGTGGATGCTCTCTGGAGTCGTCAAACAGCCAGGGGTAGGCATCGGCTCTACGACGAAAGGCTCATTGTGTGCGATGGGCTCTTCGCGAATCGCGGCGATTGGCTTTGTAGTGGCGATGGGTATCATTGATACCACTGGCGCTGCAATGTTAGCAGTAGCGACGGCGGACATGGCGTTCCACGCCGCTAATCGCCGGAGATCTTTGGCTTTCTTTGTTTGCATTGGTTTTCCTTTCTTTTGCCGTTAGCATTTACTATAGTATAACATATCATTAAAGATTATGCAAGTTATTTTCTTGCCCCAGTATGCTACACAATTCTGATTCCTCTCTCACGTGCCATCGCAGTTTTGGGCTTTTGCGTATCTTCCGTCTGCTCTGTCTCCAAAGTACTGATGCATGCCGACAACCCATTGATCATGTCATCGCTACCCAGATATATGGCGGTTATCCAGAATTCCTTGTTTTCTTTGCATCCATGCAATCCAATGGCGTATTTCATTGGCGCTATGGCTGGTGGAAGCCATGGAACCGGATACAGTTCCATAGGCTCACCAGTGAATGTAACAGCGGGATAATTGTGCTGATCTGCCCATTTAAGCAAATCGCTTCTAGTGGTATTGAGTCCGTTCATGCCGTTTCCTTGCTTTCTTGCACTTCTCTATCTAGTTCTACTACTATAGCTTTCCTACTAAGCACCAAGAGCCAATCAATGAAATCGATCATAGCTTCATAATGCCAATTTGTCCGTAGTTCAGAATGTCTTGCATTCCATCCTACAAATTGGGACATTGTTGTCTTAAGGCTCTCATAGTTATGCCAATGCCGACCAGCGTCAGCACAATTGAGTGCTCTATTAATAATGTTTTCTATCAACTTCTCTTCTAGCCTGTACACATCAGACAACCTACTATGTTGCGAGATCCGCTTCAACGCTTGCTCTCTTTTAGTTGCTTTCAAGATGCTATTCTGCATTAAATCTCTCCTCAATGTCTGAAAACCTTGTCAAGTGCGGTGTAAACCAAAGTGTATCAACGCCTACGGGGCCATTACGATGTTTTGCTACTATGATATTTAACGCGTATCCATTGTCTTTCATTTCATTCTGTGGGTCTTGATGAATAAACATCACAACGTCCGAATCTTGCTCGATTGAACCTGATTCTCTCAAATCTGACAACTGTGGTGTCTTATCGCCACGCGATTCAACTGCTCTTGATAGCTGTGCTAGTGCAACGACAGGGACGTTAAGTTCTCTTGCCAGTTCCTTGAGTCCCCTTGAGATTGCAGAGACTTCCTGTGTCCGGTTCTCATGCTTATTGCTTTCCAGAGATGCTTTCATGAGTTGCATGTAATCCACAATGATCAAGTCAAGTCCGTGTTCAGACTGGATGCGCCGCGCCCTACTTCGCATTTCTGTCAAGGATATCGCGGGTGTATCATCAATCCACATGTGATCGGTCGAGAGAGTCCCCATAGCATCAACAATTCGCTCCCATTCCTCATCCTCAATGGCACCATTTCTTAAGTGTGTCTGGTCAACCGTTGCTTCCATTGACATAAGGCGTCTCACAAGTTGCTCTTCTCCCATCTCCAAAGAAAACATCATGATATTAAGACCTTGATGCGTTGTGTCTTTGATGATACGCAATGCAGTATTTAACGCCAGCGATGTTTTTCCAATGGCTGGTCGGGCTGCAAGGACAATGAGATCCGAAGGTTGAAAGCCACCTAAGATCTGATCAAGCGTTTTAAATCCAGTAGGGACGCCAGTGATAATGCCTTTCAGTCTATTCTCATGTAACTGATTCAGCTTTGTCATAAAACGGGAAACCGCGTCTTTTAGAGAGGACACCCGCGCTATGCTTTTACCCTGTCCGATTGCATGCACGATTTCCTCGGACTTAGCAACAGCCTCATCGTCCTCACTGTAGGCAAGTTGAGCGATCATACCCGCCGCTCTAATCAATTCCCTCTTTTCAGATTTCTTTTGAACAATGCGTCCGTAGTGCTCGGCGTTTCCGCTCGTTGGTACATTATTTGTTAAAGAAGAGATATAACTAGACCCACCTACTACGTCTATTTTGCCATTCCGCTCTAGTTCCTCATACAAGGTAAGGGAGTCAACAGGTTCATGTTGTGTATAGAGACTAAGCACAGCACTGTAGATGATACGATGTTCATTGCGATAAAAGTGTTCTGACTTCAAAAAGTCTGCTACAAGGACAATGGCTTCAGGGTCAATCAAGATGCTGCCGAGAATACCTTGCTCAGCTTCAATGCTCGCTGGTAAACGATTTTCCATTAGTTTGCCCCTAGTGCTGTTAGTGTTGTTCTTGATGAGTCTAACATTTTACGGGTACGCGGGTTTTGATTAAAGGGACGAAGGTATGCATTGCCAACGGTTACTTTCTGGTCCTGTCCCTGGTCTTGTTTTTGTCCTTGTATCCTTCGTTCTTTAAGGATTTGTGCAACTTTATTGGCCTCTTTCCAGATAAGTCCTGCACTTATCCGTACACGATTTTCAAGTTGGGACCAGTATTTATCCTCTTCAGCGAGATACTTGTGAACAGCGTCAATCTGAGCATTTGTGAAGCTAGGAGCAAGACAATCACGGATGATTTTTCGTTCCGTCTTAACCTCGTCTCCAGTATTGAAGGGAAACCCGCGTCTCTGAGTGATTTGAGTATATATCTCACTACAGCGCGTCTTCAGCTCCTTTTCTTCTTCTGTCAACTCCTGTTTTACAGGCATTTCTATCACCTTACCTGAAGACTTGGAATCTGTGCTGCTCGTTTTCTTGGTAGATTTTCGTTTTCTTGTAGCCATAGGCTCTATGCCATTCGATGCATCCATTGACCCTGCATCGTTTTCTGTAGCCATCCCGACTATAGGAAATGCAGTTTGTTCTACCTCCTGTTGGACATCTGCACTATTGCCAGTGCCAGGAGCAGGATGCACACTGTTATCATCAATCCGATGATCGTGTACGCTGTCTGCATTGGCACTATTGGGTCTTGCGTTGGTAGTCGATGTAGAAACATGAGGGTCATTGTTTGCTCCGGTTGCACTGTGATGTGATGAAGGGACAGTGGTAGTCGTTGTGGGCGTTGGTGTATCTATGCCGCGTCGCTGAAGCTCTGCAATTTGTTGTGCTTGAGCTTCAACGATGCCAAGAAGAGATTGAAGAGAAAGAGAGGGATCGGTGCCGTTAGGCACATACATATCTTCTTTATCTTCTAAAGTATTAGTAATATTACTAGTATTAGGGGTTACATTTGAACTTGCAGGATGAACGTCATTGTTCGTCTGACGTTCGTTACTGTTCGTCTGACGAACGTCATTGCTCACCTGACGATCATTATTGTTCTCTTGACGAACTATCTTAGGTACTTCATTAGGAGAGTTACTGTTCGTCAGACGAACAGTCTCAAACTCACCCTTCGCAAGATACATGTCCTGTTTGATGGAATCATTGGTGGCAAAGAATTCGGTATTGCTATCCCAGATCTTTTCATGTTCTATATAGATGTAAGTCTGGGTTCTACCTTTTGCTCCAGTAACTGAGTTAATTGGTCGGCAAGACTCAACTTTGAGTAATCCAAGACGGCCAAGGCGATCTAATATACCTTCTTTGGGCTTTTTTGCATCTGGGGATGTAGAACAGAGAAGGCTACTAGGTACTCCTGAAAGTGATGATATTTCTCTTAGGGATATCTTATGGGGCCCTCTTTTCCAGCAAACCCTCATGAGGGTCAACAATACCCACTTGTCATAAATAGCAAGTTCTGGGTAGCCATCGATTATACTGTTAGGGCATTGCGTAAAATCTTTGTGCCCGTCGTTCTTTTCTTGTGTCATCGCATATCCTCACTCTCTACTGATGGCAGGGCATCTATCATAGAATGCTCATCGTGGGCATGTTGAATGCTATGTGGATTGGCGTGGAATTGTTGCTTCTTGTAAGTGAAAGTGACGGTCTCGCCGTTTTCAAGCATGGATTTGCATTGCTCTCCAAGATGGATAGCCATAAAGCCACGCACGTGAAAACCTGGGCGATAGAAGGTTAATGTGGTCTCATTATCGAGATCCGGTTGCCATATGGAGACTGCATACTCTTGTTTGCAGACGTGACATTGGGGATTTTTTCTCATGGGCATCCTTATTTTTCTAGCGCATGCCCATGTTTCGATACACAAGATCTTGCTTTTCTTTGCAAGATAGGGTATCATTACATTATGGCAGCGTTGTGTATGGCTTGGCATCTCCAGTTTCCAGGCTAGATTAGATGCTAAGCTTGCTGTCGCTAAGTTTTCAAACAACTGCCAGCATTTAGCTGGCTTTATTTTTAGTTTCCGGTCTCTTCTTCTGGTCTTCGGTCGATATACTCTCGCAAGTCTTCTTGTTTGACCTTCCAGTTTCTGCCAATCTTTTTGGCTTTTATCTCTCCGCGTTTGCACAACTGTCTGGCAGTGTATTCTGATATTCTGAGAAGACGCGCTACATCTTCGGTTGTAAGCAATTCGTCCATCGTTATCATGACTTCCCTCCTTTGTTTTCCCTGACTCTTGATATATTAACATTGTACTACACCGCAATGGGGATTGCAATACTATTCGAGAATTGTTCGTAAAACCCGTAACATCGTTATTGCAGTGTCTCTTCATCCCCCACATCGCTCTTTCGCTGCCATCCTCGTTCCACATCGCCCACATCGCCCCATCGTCGCCCCTTCGCTCTCTTCGCTCTCGTCGAGCCATCATAGCCGTGCCGAGGTATGCAGCGTGGGCAATGAGGTTGCGATGAAGCGATGAACAGTGTAAACTATCATTGGAAGTGAGGGCAATGGTGCCAAGCTCTCCCGAAAAGAGTCGCAGGTAAAACTGTAGCGTGTTCGATTCGCGTCGCTTCCGGTTCGCTTGGCACATGCAAGTGAATAGGCAAATGCATTGCCATGTGTGCTGGTATGCTAGTAGCCGAATGGTCCCCTGTAGTTCAGTGGTAGAACGGAAGAGTCGCAGGTTCGAATCCTGCCAGGGGCATTGCATGAGTAGCTTAGATGGTAAAAGCGCTATCTTCATAAGATAGAGACTCGCAAGTTCAAGTCTTGCCTCATGCATTTCCTGCTTCTGTAGCTCAGTGGTAGAGCTTTGGCGTGAAGAGCCAAGAGTCACCAGTTCGATCCTGGTCGGAAGCATTTGGTCCGTTGCCAGAGTGGTCGATTGGGCTCGTCTGCAAAACGAGCGTCTTATGACATCGTGAGTTCGAATCTCACACGGATCTTCCTGGAGCGTTCGCCTAATGGTATGGCATCTGGCTGTAGACCAGACGACTTCGGTCATTGGGAGTTCAAGTCTCTCACGCTCCATTGGCGGATTGGCATAATGGTATTGCATCTGCGTGCTAAGCAGTCCAGGGTAACACCTGT